ATCTTTAGGGGATTAAAATGGTATTTCGTCTGTTTCACTAGACTCTTCTTTTGGTGCTTCTTTCTTAGCAACCTTTGGAGTTTCTGTTATTTGCTCCGCAGGTTTCCATGAATTACCAAATTTAGAATCTGTTTCAGGATAACCATTTTCGTTAAGTACCACAGAACAGCTTACGCTTGTTCCTTTAAGATCATCGGTATCTTTGATACCACCATCAATGCCAGCAGCTTTAGCTAGCTTGGTCATTTCCTCTGCACCCATCTTCACATACTTTGGATCATCATGTCCGACTGTAATAGTGTGTGGGACAAAGTGTCCTGTACCTTGAATCTTAAAGTTAAGTTGCATACCCAACCATCCATTCTTTCCACTCTTGAGTTCCTCATTAGTTGAGTTGTACTCAAGATTATATCTACCGGGTTTAAGTTCAGGCTTTGATTCCTCAACCTCAACACCATCAAAAAAGTTTGTAATATCCATAATTTACCCTTACTTTTTAAAATTAACCTGGATCATAAGAATCATAGTCAGATAAATATTTAACTAGATCCTTACAATCCGCCTCTAAAGAAATAAGCCAATGTAGACCATCAACAGGTAAAGAATTGTCCTCTGGGTTGATTGAATCAATTTCATTATTCAAAGCATCTCTGCATAACTCTAAGGTTTTCTTTACTCTGTCAACTTCTCTAAATTGACTCACTTCAGCATCTCCTCTCGAATAGAGTTCCATTCAAAAGGCATTTCACTCGGTAGGCCATATCTGTTTTTAGCTTGAAAACCAGGCGCTTCCTGAGTAAAAATCTTTCTATCTCCAGCAACAGTTCTTGTGGACATTGATCCACTCTTGCCTTTGACTTGTACTGTACCAATCTTATAGTTCGCAAAGAAAACACAATCAGCATGTTCAATAACAAGGTCTGCTGCTTTTCTATACAACTTAATTTGGTGTTTATCATGCGGATCATTGGTTGGATCTTCGATGCGCTTAATCTCATTATGAGCAATCTGCAAGATTGTCATATTCTTTTCATCTCTTAATTGGTTTAAAAGATTTAGATATTCCTTCCACATCTTTAATGTGGCTGCGTATCCCTTACCAAATGAAGGCTGAGATATATCTTGCCAACCATTCTCTTCACACACATGATCGTTAATTAGTTTCTCAAGCCAATCTAAGCTATCAACTGCAACTGTACGATACTCATGATCCTCTTCTAAAAGAGATTTCATATTACTCATAAATTCATTGTAAGTTTTAGCTACAGGAAAATGCGCACATTCGATTTTACCAATACCATCTTCACATTGAACAATGACTGTTCCTGTCATGGTTGATGCAAAGGTTGTCTTACCGATTCCGCCCGGACCATACAATACAAGTATGGGTGGCTTCATTTTTGCTTTTTGAATTATTGCAGCTAAACTCATTTTGCCACCTCAACTTTTTTATCGTCACCCTCTAATGCAGCATCCAATTGTGCAGCAAGATTGTTAGAATCTCTTTCAAGACTTCTCAAATCTTGTGTCAAGTGTATTGCTTGTTGATACAATTCAGAATTTCTTTTGTATTGTATCGAACGATTTACACTAGATAATTCATTCGCCAAAGGCATAGTTTTTTCATCTAAGTCAGTTTCAAAAACTTCTCTTGTTGAGCCATCCTCTCTATTAATAGTAAAGATAGGCTCTGCTTTTTTATCAGTCATAATTACTCTCCAGAGTTGCGTTTATATTCATCACAATATGATTTGGCTTTACAAAATTTACATTGCTTACCAAACGCATATCGTGGGTTTTCTTCAAAACAAGCATCTATCGCTTCTTTTAAATCTGTAAAACCCCAATTCACCAAATTGGGAGCTGAGATTTCAAATGTCTTAATAGGGTTCTTAACCCTTGGTTGAACGATTGTAAGTTCTACAGTTATGTCCGGGTTGCTTTGTCCGTATCTTGTTAATGCACCCAAACCATAAATCATTAGCTGTTTGTTCTTTACAGCCTCAACAGGCCATTTGCCTGATTTTAAATCTATAACACATATCCGATCTTCAGCTATTAAGATACAGTCAGCAGTACCATAACACTTATCAGATATCTCATTAATAAATAACTTTTCCTCAATGATTCTAGTTGCATTTAATTCTTTTTCTCTTTTTAAAATGTAATCAACATACATTTCAGCGCAATCAACCATTGCATCGTCAACCTCTATTTCAAAGTCCTCAACGACTTCGGTACGACCAAGCCAATACTCACGCAGTCCTACATCTATGAGTCTGCCTTTTAAAAGCATTTCAGTCATGGAGTGAATAAGTGTACCTGTCGCGGCAGGCAAACTTGTTTCGTATGGTTTGTCTGCGTTCTCCTTAATGTAAGCAGAACACCCAAACCAACTTTCTGCTGCGGATGCGCTAGCTGGTGCGTGTATCATTATAGAGAACCCTTGAGCCTTGCTCGAATCTTTCAATATCTTCGATATCGTATAGGATCTTACCCTCTATCTTGTAATAGGCAGGGCCTATCTGCTTACCGCGCCAATTCTCTAATGTTCTGGAGCTTCTACCCCAACGATCAGCGAGTTCTTTGGTATCTATGAATTTTCTTTCGTTCATGATTGTTCCCTTATTGATTTGTTTCTTGTCGAATATACTAAATTACACTATCATATGCAAATAATATTTAACTGGAGATGATATGAGTATAGATGATGTGAGTGCGAGAGAGTGGGATGAAGCAATCGGTGGTTTAGCTACCAACAGACAAGTAGGTGGCGATCATTATAGAAAGCTCAAAATCACTCCTACGGACTATGTTTATGCTAACAACTTGTCTTGGAATCTTGGTAATGTTGTTAAGTACGTTACCAGGAATAAGGACGATAGAGTCAAAGACTTGTTGAAAGCCAAGCACTATATCGACTTAGAACTTGAGATGGTGCATGGTGTTGATAGTGAGGGTAACAGTATTGGGCCTTACACCATTGAAACTAAGGTCTAGGAGTATGGATATGAACTTTGCAGACTTTGATGATCCTGTAAAAAACGAATGTGAAGGTAAAAAGCCTATTCATTTGGACAGAGATTTGATGAAAGATTTTGTAATGTTTTGTCGTGCAAACGAAAAAGATCCTCAACGTGTAGCTGAATACCTAATTAAATTAGGTATTCATACACCGAATGAGAATCGTGTTTGTATTGATATAGGTAACTTATAGATCTCTTTCTATAATACTTTCTATGTGCTGACCGACTTTCTGCGCGTTGGCTATCGCTTGGTCTTGGTGAATGTGAGCATACCTTTGAGTGGTTGCAATATCTTTATGACCAAGAAGCTGACCAACCTCTGATAGATTCATCTTTTGTAATGACCAGGATGCAAAGCTATGTCTAATATCATGGAGTCTTACATCCGCGCACCCCGCCTCGCGCTTGAATGTTTCCCATGCTCTTCTCGGTGTCTTGATACCAACAATATATTCACCGCTTTTATCTAGCTTATTCACCACATCCATAGCCAAAGGCGGTAGATGAATGATCCTATCATCACCCAGCTTATCGGTTTTGTGATCTTTAATAACCAATGAATTACCTACTAAATCAGACCATTTAGCTTTTGCTATCTCCCCCTTCCGCGCACCTGTTAAGAGTAGCAGCTTGATAAATGCGACTGACTTCTTGTACTGATCTTTGCTCTCGTATTTATCTAAGACTGCAAACAGTTTTACTAGCTCATCATTTGTGAGGTAGCGTTTGCGTTTGTTCTCTCTGTTTTTGTGAATGTGCGATGCGGGGTTGGTGTCAACCAAAGACAAAGTGATTGCTAGGTTATACATAGCTTTTAAAATGCCTAGGCATTTATTAGCAACATAGGGTGCGCGATCGCTTATATCAAAATGTAATGTTGCGATATCACCGCGAATGATAGTGGTTATATCCTTATGACCAAGTGTAGGTTGGATATTATTGTTGTAGGTTTGTTTAATCTTATCTATTGTTTTAGTTCCTCTCCTAGATAAGTCTTTGCAATAGATAGCAAATAAATCGTCTAAAGTTTTCATAACATCTCCCAATGTATAATTATGAAGTTTAGTGTATATTAGACAATATATCAAGAATGTTGTTTACAGCATCATTATTCTTCATGTGTTCGTCTGCTATGGTTATTTGTTTTTGCTCCATAGGCTTGATAAAAACTGCGTTTCTATATTTAAGA